TGCCTGCAAACGTGATCGGCTCCCCAAGCTGGCGTTTGCCAATGCTGGCGCTATAGATGCCCAGCGGTGCGCCAGGCCAATGTTCGCGCATCTTGGCGGCGTTTTGTTCGATCAATTCCTTCTGATGCGTCAACATCAGCACCCGCGTTTCAGGCCAGTTTTGCAGCCCCTCTTTGCAAAGTGTAGCTACAATGTGGCTCTTGCCAGCGCCGGTTGGCATGACAAGGCAAGGATGCCCATCGTTTGAGCGAAGCCAATCGTAAAGCTGGTCGATGGCGCGGCGCTGGTAATCACGAAGCATTGAAAGCCTCCACTGCTGCAATGCGCTCTCCAATCCAGCGCATCACCGGCACCGCCATACTGTTGCCCAGCGCCTTGTATCGCGGGCCATCAGGGCATTGATCAGCGGGCTTGTTGCGATACGGGATCAGCGTCCAATCATCAGGAAAACCTTGCAGGCGTTCGCATTCGCGCGGGGTGAGGCGGCGGACGGCGGATGCTGTGGCAATGCCGTTGTGCCGCCTGCTGCCGTTGTTGGCGTCTAGTGTCGCGTGCGTGTCTCCGATGCGAACGCCAGACTGTGACGACTGAAACGCCACCGCATGGCTATGAGCAGCCTGAAGCGTAAATGCTGGGTCACCATCATCGCCAACACCAATGCCCTCACGACTAGTGTTTGAGGTATCTGCACCGCGCAACGCCATCTGAGTGTTTATTGGGTAGGCCACCGCCGGCACTTGCGACCGCTGCAATTGCGCCGTTGGCTTCGGGTCTAGCCCGCGACTGTCGCCGCCAGACTGCCAATCAAACGCGATCGCCGGCATGTTCCCACCACCGTCGCCACCCTTGCGGATGGTCGGGCAGACATTCATGCCCGCGTCGGCGCCATGATCGCCTTTACTGAAGGCAATCACATCGAACCCGCCTCCGTGCATAGGGATTAACGTCTCCGTCTCGGCATCGTATCGCTGGCCCGTTCCGGTCGTCAGACACTGAGCCAAGGACAAATAATCCAGCCCCCCCCCCAATGTGCTGATCCTCTAGCCCCTGCTTGCTGCCAAACGCTGCGTTGAGCGTGGGCGCTATGTCTGCGGGCCATTCGGCTACAAAGTTGTCGCTGTCCTCGCGGTGACTGCTTTGAGACTGCGCTCTAATGCTTCTGGCAACACTTTGCCCCGTTTCTCGGCGCGGCGCAGGATGCCCTGACAGGCTGTGGCGCTCAAAAAGAACCGCTGCGGCACGTCGCCAGTCTCCAAGGTATCCGACAACGAACACACGGCGGCGGCGCTGGGCCACTCCAAAGAACTGAGCGTCAAGCACTCGGTAAGCGAACCCATACCCGATTTCGACCATGCCCCCAAGTATGGCACCAAAGTCCCGTCCTCCGTTGCTTGACAAGACGCCGGGGACGTTCTCCCACACCACCCATCTGGCCCGTGTTCGGTCAGCAAGCCTAAGAAACTCAAGGGCCAAGTTGCCACGGTCATCATCCAATCCGCCTCTGAGGCCGGCGATGCTGAACGACTGACAGGGGGTTCCTCCGACAAGAAGGTCAATTGCTCCATATTGATCTGCTCCTATACTGGTGAAGTCGCCGTGCAGTGGCACAGTTGGATAGTGATGCGCCAACACGGCGCGTGGAAATGGCTCAATTTCACTAAAGAAGGCTGGCTGCCAGCCAAGCGGGTGCCATGCGGCGGTTGCGGCTTCAATGCCGCTGCAAACGGATCCGTATTTCACGCCACCACCTCAAACTTACCAGCCAAAGCCTGCACTGTCTCATCCAGCAACTGCCGTGATGTCAGCCCGCCAACGCCATTCCGCAGGCGGCTTTGACCAATCAGCCAAGTGACCGACAAGCCATCGTCGCTGCCTTCCATCTGCCACGGCACAAGGTCAGGGTGAAAAACGTGGTCATTACATCCGTCATACTGAGCCTCTGGCGGGATCGCCATGTCCCACCGGGCGCAGTGCCAGGTTGAATCCTCTTTCGGCGTGGCATGGGCGCATGTGCGGCAATTCACTTCCTTCGTCGGCTGTGACTTGTGGCACATCGCTTTTGCGGGACACCAGCCGCATTGATACCATGTCGGATCGGTTGAAATAGGGGGGGGTATCCTGTCGGCCAATGCGATGGCCCGGCCTTTGGCAATGGCAGCATCCGCCACATCTTTATCAAAGCGCACCCGTTCACAGTGCAGCCGATCATCGTCTTTGCAGACCGCCACATAAAGCGCCCGCGTCAAGTCAAGCCCGGCCATATAAACTTGCATTTGAACAAAGTGCTGCCACTTGGACAGGCGCACACCTTTAGCCGCCAGATCATCAAAGCTCTTTTTGCCGTGCGTCTTAAATTCTAGCACATGCTCCGTCTTTGGCGCTTCGGGAATGCCAACGCCAATCCCGTCAATGCTGCCGCTAACATGCGCGCCAAAATCAACGCGGTTTTGCTGGCCGCGAACGGTGATGCCAATGGCTTCCAGATCGGCGATAATCGTCGCTTCCTCGCTATGGCCACGGCGGAACAAGCGCAAGATGCGGCCTTCGAATTGCTCAATGACAGCCCAGCGAAATGACAGCCACAGCCACCGATCACAATGATGGCCAAGCAGGCTTGCGCCTAGGTGTGGGCGTGGCCGTTCACGCTTGGCAGCGTGGTGCTGGTCTATCATGCTTGCCACGGCGCTTTGATCGGCTATAATGACTTCCGGCAGCTTTGCCATTTTTGTCTCCTCCCATGAACAACTTGGGGCTGGCTCATCACCAGCCCCATTTTTTGTTGTTACTTTGCCCAGGGCGGTTTGGCGCTAGATGCAGCCGGTGCAGCGGCAGCTTTGGCAGCAACCGGTGCAGGAAGCCCACCGCCAGCAAGAGCGCGATAACCGCCGACTTCGTTGCGGGCTTGGCTATAGCCGCGCGCCACATCATCCGGTGATGGCTGGCGCACCTTCACCTTGATCTGCAACTGACCACCAACAAGCTGGTCGCTATCTTCAAGGCGTGGCAGGCCGATGGCGCGCATGATTTCGCCAAGCTGTTGCCGGCCAATTTCTTCGGCCTTGGCGCTTTGATTGCGAATGTTGATCGCCGCAAAGATGACCCGGCCTTGATGTGTCGGCCCGGTGATGTCGAGACGCAAATCAATCTTCAAGCCGGTGCCGGATTTGGTCTGTCCAACTTCCGCCTTGGCGATCATTGCGCTGTAAAGCCCTTCGGGCAGCAGTTCATATTCGCCGCTGTTGCCGGTGGGCAGATCGTCGGCGTTAAAGCTTTCTCCGAGATTAGCCATTGTCAGATTTCCTTTCGTGTGATGGTAAAAGATGGGCGGCCAGGCGTTGACGTGATAGCGTCGAGCAAGGGCGCTGTTATGGTTGCAGCGGCAGCTTTCCATGCCGTTGCATTGATTTCCGGCTTCCACCGGAAAAGGCTGGGCAGATGATCGGCTAGGCCATGCTCTGCCGCCAAGGCTTGCAGCTTGTCAGAATCAATCTTGCGATTGATGCGGCCAACAACTTTCACCGCATAGCCATCACGATCGTGATTGCTGGTGCCGTCAAGATTGGCCGGCAAAGCCAATTCGAACGCCATTGCGTCCTCTAGATCGCGGCGTGTCTTAATGGCGGCTTCTTCAATCGCCTTGGCGTTTAGCCATTGCTGATAGATTGGCACGGTCACTGCATACCCTCCATTGCAAGGACGTAGGCGGTCACGCTAAACAGCAAACAAGCAAATATGCTCCCCCAAGCTGCATTGACGTGCCTGTCGCGTATGTTGCCATTGATCACCGGCAGAGCGCCAATGGCGAAAATCGCTTGTGCGATGGCGAGGGCAATTAGCATGACACACTCCCAATCTTAGCAATGATTGCGCCCAAGTCTGGCGCTTCCCACTGAGACAGCCTGCCGGAACGATCCTTGGCCTGCCAAAGCCCATCGCTGTCGGTAAGCAGCGCACGGTGAGCGTTGCCATCGGCATCACGCTCAACGCGAAGCGCCATCACAAGGTCGAAGAAATATGCCAAGCTTTGCGTTAGGCTCTTGCCCGGCATCGACGCATTGTAAAGAATTCGCCCCATCTCATCCTGAGATTTTTCCAGCTTGGCAGACATGTAAACATGCTTGCCGGGCAGATCACGGAAAGCGCGGATTAGCTCATTCATCTTTGTGCTAAGTTCACCATAAGCCGCGCGGCCATCTTTGTTGGCTTTAAGTTCAGCGTTCAAAACCACTTCGGCAACTTCTGACAGGCTGTCGATAGCCACCGATTGAAAGCCTTTGGCTTCCTCGCTGCCGGTAAGCCACGCATAGGCATCGTGCAAATCGGCCAAACTTTTGACTTCAATATAAGGCACGTCTGCGCCGGCAATAGAAAGCAAGCCGCCTTCCGCACTGATTGCCACGACATTGGGCAAGGTCGAAATCAGGCTGGTTTTGCCAGCGCCTGCCTGGCCATATACGCACAGCTTAACACCATTGGCAGATAGGCCGCCTGTCCTCTTTAAGTTGATAGCCATTGTCTTTCTCCAGCACCGCAGTCGGCTAATCCAGTCGCGGTGTGATTGGGGCTTTACAGGGCTTGGCGGCGGCTGTAAAGCATAAAAAGCACATAACAGCGAAAAGGTGGATTGATGTTAACCCTAGACGAGATTGCGGTTGCGCTTCGGGATAGGCGCATGGACATTGTTGCAGAGGCAACAGGCTTGCATCGGTCAACGATTGCCCGGATCAAGACTGGCAAAGCTAATCCGACATATGACGTGATGAAGGCGTTGTCAGATTATTTGATGGGTGGTGTGGCAGCGTGAGTGATCTAACTAAAATTCTAGATGGCCCGTGGTCGCCACCAGCAGCGCCGCAGTTTGACCCGCCAGAGGTGCAGCTTGCCGCCGCGATGGAACAGGCGGGCATCAGGCCGCCGGCTAACATTAAACTTGATGGCAAACTGCACCGCTTTGACAGCTACACCAAAGGCAAGCCAGGCCATGACACATCGGGCTGGTATTGCGTGTTTCCCGATGGCGTTCCGGCTGGGCGGTTTGGGTGCTGGCGGGCGGCCATAGATAACACATTCCGCGCAGACATTGGCCGTGAGTTGACGATCCCAGAGCGCATGGCAGAGGCCAAACGGCTGGCTGAAGCCGTCAAGGCGCGCGATGCTGCCAAGGCCAAAATTCAGGAAGCCGTTGCAGACGTGGCGGAGACCATCTGGGCCAGCCTTGCTGGTGCGCCTGATTGGCATCCGTATCTGGTGCGAAAGGGTGTCAGCCCCAACGGCGCGCGCGTTACAGGTGACGGGCGGCTTGCCCTGCCTATGTATGACCCAGCTGGCCACCTTGTCAGTCTGCAATATATCGACGGCGATGGCGGCAAACTTTATCACGCCAGCGGGCGGGCCACTGAGGCGCAATGGATCGTCGGTGATGACAACGGCGGCACGATATACATTGCCGAAGGCTTCGCCACCGCAGCCACGATCACAGAGGAAACGGGCCAGGCTTGCGCGATTGCTTACAGCGCCAGCAACCTGCCAGCCGTTGCAAAGGCGTTGCGGGAAAAGCGCGGCAGCTTGGCCGACATTGTGGTCGTTGCAGATCATGACAAAGGCGGGATCGGATTTAAATATGCCGATCAAGCCGCCGCTAAATATGGCGTTAGGGTTGTCCGAGTGCCGATCGAAGGCATGGACGCCAACGATTACCGGGCGGCTGGGAATGATCTAAAAGCCATATTGCTGCCGCCCACACAAGATGGCTGGCTGTTAAAAGCCAATGCGCTAATGGCCGATCAAGCGCCACCCAAATGGATCATCAAAGGCTGGCTTGAACAACACGCACTGGCAATGGTTCATGGGCCAAGCGGTGCCGGCAAATCGTTTGTGGTGCTAGATTGGTGTTTGCATATAGCGTCAAGCCTGCCGGAATGGCACGGCAACAAAGTCAAACGACACGGCGCGGTGATATATCTAGCCGGCGAAGGCCATTACGGCATCAAGCGCCGATTGGCAGCATGGGCAGCGCATTACCGACCGGAAGATATCAATCTGTGGGTGTCAAAGACGGGCTGTGATCTAAACACGCCAGAGGGCTATAGCCGCGTGCTGGAAGCTGTGCGAGGTGTTGGCGAAGCGCCATCGCTGATTGTGGTCGATACCGTCCACCGCTTTATGAACGGTGACGAAAACAGCGCACAAGACGTGCGAACCATGATCCAAGCCGCAGACGGTCTTAAGGAAGAATTTGGCTGCACCGTTATTCTCGTTCACCACACTGGCGTGAGTGATGAAGCCCAGCACCGTGCGCGAGGCTCATCAGCATGGAAAGGCGCGCTTGACGTGGAATATAGCGTGCAAGCAGGCAAGCCGCTTAAGATCGTAAACAAGAAAATGAAGGACGGGCAACCCGATCATTTCCTGCACGCTGATCTTGTCGAAGTGGTTATTCCAGGCTGGGTTGATGAGGATGGCGAACCTGTCAAAAGCGTTGTGGTTATGCCAGCCGAAGCGCCGGAACAAACGCCAAAGGCCGACAGTAAGCTGGCGCAATTTCGCAAACGCTGGGAAAAAGCTTGGTGGGAAAGCGGCGCAGAGGAACGTGACGGGATGCCTTACCTGTCCCGTTCATTTTTGCGCGCGGCGCTAGAAAAAGATGGCAACGCAAAACGCACTGTCGATAACATGCTCAATCCGTCCTATACGGACAAAATTATCGGAACGCTGATCATATCAGACATGATTGAGACAACGGAACACGGCTGGATTTTCACCGATCCAACGCACCGTGGCGCGATGATAATGGCTAAAAATGGTCACCCTAAGTCACCCTAGGGTGAGGGTGAGGGTTAGGGTGAAAAAGGGGGCAAAAAGCCGCTAACCTCACCCTCCCTCACCCTCTGCACCTTAAGGTGCAGGGTGATAGGGTGATAGCGGTGCGGCATTAAATGAGGTGAGCAATGACAGATCACATAAATCCAAACCACTACCGCCAAGGCGATGTTGAATGCATAGACGCTCTGGCGGCTGCTACGGTGAACCTAAGCGGCATTGAGGCCATCTGCACAGCCAACGCGATCAAATATCTTTGGCGCTGGCGTGAGAAGGGTGGCGCTACAGACTTGGGCAAGGCGAAGTGGTATATCGAACGGCTGATGCGAGAGGTGGTTGCTACATCACCGCAGATCACTTAAAGTGCGATCATGCCACGCAAGCGACCTTGGGCATGGGACAAGTTGAGGCTTCGCATATTGCAGGAAGAACCGCTTTGTCGCATATGCCTAGAGGTTGGGCGCGTTACTGCTGCAAGGGATGTGGATCATATTGTGCCAACGTCTAAAGGTGGTGCATTGCTTGATCCGATGAATTGCCGGCCATTGTGTGTGCCGTGTCACCAGGATGTGACGCGGGCGCAGATGGGACACAAAGCAAAGCCTGCGATCGGGCTTGACGGGTGGCCAATTTGACGGGGGCGGGCAAATTCATTGGAGGGCCAAGGCCGCAGGGCCGGTTGGGGGCCTCTTTTTTACCGCTAATACAAAAAACCGGAAGGTTTGCAGATGCCGCGTAGGCAACGAGTTGACAGCATCAAGGCGCATCAGGTGATTGCCGCCGAGTCGGTAAAAACAATTGCGCCGCCAGCGCACTTGCCGCTTGAAATTGATGACATGCCATTTTGGAATAGCGTGTTGGGTGAGTTTGCGCGCAGCGAGTGGACGGCGCATCAGCTTGAACTGGCGGCGATGCTGGCCCGCACAATGTCAGACGTTGAACGCAACCAGCGGCTGCTGCGATCGGAAGGTGAAGTGGTTGTAACAGAGCGCGGGCAACCTGTGCCTAATCCGCGCTTGGCTGCTTTGCGTATGCAGATGACAAATGTGCTAGCCTATCGTCGGTCGCTTGGCGTTCACGCGCGCGCGAAAGATGGGGAGGCCCGTGACGTTGGCAAGAGGCGGGCGCAAACCAAAGCTGTTGAAGCTGAGGTGACAGCGGGGCTTGATGATTTTATCGCGCGACCGACAGTCAACTAATCCGGCCATCCTTTCCGGCCCGCTGCCGGTGGTGCGTGATTGGCGCAAGCTGGAACAAGGCCAGATGACCCGTGCCGAAAAGGCAATGGGGTTTGCAGAGCGCCACTTAGTGGTGCCGGAAGGCAAGTTAGTTGGGCAGCGCATTCGGCTTGCGCGGTTTCAGGAAGAGTTTTTTTATGCGGTGCTAGACAATGCCGTTCACACGCGGCGGGCGGTGCTGTCCATTGCGCGCAAGAATTCCAAAACAGCGACGATCGCAATTCTGTTGCTGGTGTTTTTGGTAGGGCCGGAATCTGTGCAAAACAGCCGGCTGGTTTCTGGCGCGTTAAGTCGTGAGCAAGCCGGTGAAGTCTACAACTACGCCAGCAAGATGGCGTTAATGTCACCAACGCTGAATGGGCTGGTGCGGGCCGTGCCGTCTAGCAAGAAACTTATTGGCTTGCTGATGAACACTGAATATCGGGCGCTAGCGGCAGAAGGTAAAACTGCGCACGGCGGCAGCCCATTGGTGGCTATTCTTGATGAAGCCGGGCAAGTTGACGGGCCTTACAATGCGTTCTTTGAAGCGATCACGACAAGCCAAGGCGCTTATGAAAAGCCGCTAGAGATTTGGATTAGTACACAAGCCCGCACGGACGGTGATTTGTTTAACCGGCTTATTGATGACGCTGACACGGCGAAAGACCCGGCAACGGTTTGCCATGTGTATCGCGCACCGGAAGATTGTGAGCTTGATGACACGGCGGCTTGGCAGGCTGCCAACCCGGCGCTTGATCTGTTCAAGTCACGGCAGGAACTGATTGACGGCGCAGCTAAGGCGGCACGGCTGCCGGAAGCAGAAAACACGTTTCGCTGGCTGCACCTTAACCAGCGCGTCAATCCGTTCAGCCCATTTGTGTCACGCGCGGTGTGGCAGGCCAACGGCGAACAGCCAGATGATGAGGCGTTTCGGTTTGGCGAAGTCTACGGCGGGCTTGATCTGTCGCAGACAACCGATTTGACCGCGTTCGTGTTAGTTGCGCGTTATAACAATCGTTATCATGTGCGCTCTTATTTCTTTATGGCTGAAGGTCTTATTGCCGATCGGGCAAAGGCGGATCGCGTGCCGTATGACATTTGGCAAAAGCAGGGCCACATCATTGGCACGCCTGGCAAGGTGGTGGCGCTTGATTGGGTGGCGTCAAAAATAGCTGAGGCAACAACGGGCTTGCCAATCAAAGCAATTGCATTTGACCGATGGCGTATGCCTGGGCTATTATTGGAACTTGACAGGTTGGGTTTATCTTTGCCGATGCAAGAATATGGTCAGGGATACGCTAGCATGTCGCCCGCTGTTGCGGCGCTTGAAGAGGCGTTGTTGCAAGAGGCTATTAATCACGGGGCAAATCCTGTATTGAGTATGTGCGCCGGCAATGCGGTGGCGATCCGCGACCCGGCTGGCAATAGGAAGCTGGACAAATCGCGCAGCACTGGCCGCATTGATGGCATGGTAGCTTTGGCGATGGCGATGGGGGTTGCGGCAATGCGGAACACTGAAGCTGAAACCGCTGCTCCAATGGTGTATGTGCTGTAATGGGTGCGCTTTCTTATCTTCGTGAGTTTGTCTGGCCTGAGACATTGCCGGCTGCTGAACTGGAAGCCAAATCTGGCGTTGGCTCTTTGCCGGTTGTCGGTTCGCCAGAATATTATAATTATCTTATGGGCATCACGGCGGGCCGATCAAAGGCTGGCGTTGATGTAACGCTGCGGACGGCGCTTGGCGTTTCTACCGTGTTTGCGTGCATTCGCGTTATTGCTGATGGCCTGGCGCAAGTGCCGTGCAAGATTTATCGCGTGACGCCAGACGGTGGCCGTGAAGAGGCGCGCAATCATCCGCTGTGGTCTTTGCTGTATCGCAAGCCCAATGCGCACCAAACCGCGTTTGAGTTTCGGGAACAGATCACCAGTCATTGGCTGCTAACCGGCAATGCGTTCATCGTTGTGATGCGCGATGCGCGTGGGCGGATCAATGAACTGCTGCCGTTTGAGCCGGGCTTTGTTCGCTTTGAACAATTGCGCGATCGGTCAATGCGCTACTGGGTGCGCGGTGAAAAGACTGAAGAAGTTGAAATTCCAGAAGCCATGATGTGGCACATTCGTGGGCCGTCGTGGAACGGTTATGGCGGTATGGATGTTTTGCGGCTGTCGCGGGATGCGATCGGCTTGGCAATGGCAACTGAAAGCTTTGGCAGCGAAATGTTTGCTAACGGCGTGCGGTTGTCTGGCCACCTTGAAGTGGAAGGAACCCCGTCGCCTGAAACGCTAGACGCAATTCGCAAGACTTGGAACGGCGTGCATCAAGGCGCTGGCAACCGCCTGCAAACGGCATTGTTGGCTGGTGGTGTTGCGTTCAAGCCGCATGAAATCAAAGCTGATGAGGCGCAATATATTGAAACCCGCAAGTTTTTGATTCCTGAGATTTGCCGGTTTTTCCGCGTTATGCCGATCATGGTCGGGCATCAGGATGGCACTGCTAGCTATGGCAGCGTGGAACAGATGTTTCTGGCGCATCGCACGCACACGCTTGGCCCGCAATTTGAGCGGTTTGAACAGTCAGCAGAATGCGCTTTGCTTAATGATCAAGAGCGTGAAGAATATGAAATTGAATTGGTTGAGCATGGCTTGACACGCGGCACCGCACTAGAGCGTGCGCAAATGCTTGCTGTGCTTAGGCAAAACGGCGCGATTACTGGAAACGACATGCGCGAAGCGATGGATTTGCCGCGTTTGCCTGACGCAGTTCTTAATGAGTTTACGCCAGCGGCCAATTTGTTTGGCCCGCGTGACACTGGCGGGAGTGGAAACCAATGACCATTTATCTTGTGCAAGACAATTCTGAACTAACCCAGATTGAAGCTGAAAGCTGGGATGCTGCCGAGGAAGCCTTGCAAGGCAAGGGCCAGATCATTGGGGAGCTTATTGAAGAGCGCCGCAATGCAGCACTGCACGCTGAATTCAAGTTTGAGGCGGGCAATGAGGCCACGCGCGAGATTGTCGGCTATGGCGCGGTTTTTGGCAACATTGACAGCTACGGTGATGTAATCGCGCCAGGCGCGTTTGCAAAGTCGCTGGCTGATATGCGTGCCGGCCTGAAGCAAATGCCGGCCATGTTGCTGGCGCACAACCCGGAAGCGTTGCCGGTGGGCAAGTGGACGGAAATGAGCGAAGATAGTACTGGCTTGCGCGTCAAAGGTTTCTTGCTGGACACCACGCAAGGCATGGACACTTACAAGGCGCTTAAGGCTGGCGCGATCACGGGGCTTTCAATCGGCTTCCGTCCGGTGGAATATGCGTTGCGCAGCCGACCAGATGAGCCGCGCCGCACGCTAAAAAGCGTTGATCTGTTGGAAGTGTCTGTTGTTGGCTTTCCGGCCAATGACAAGGCGCGTGTGTTGTCAGTCAAATCTGCTGATGATATTAATACCATTCGTGACTTAGAGCATTTCTTGCGGGATGCCGGATATTCTAAGTCTGAGTCGGCTCGCATTGCGAGTCGTTATGAAGCCAAATCCAATCGGCGGGATGCTGAGGCGGAAGCGGCGAAGCAGGCAGCCCAGGCTGCCGATCGTCTCATTGCCATGCTGAAAGGAAACTCAAATGGCTGATATTAATGAAAAGCTTGAAGGCATCGCTCGTGCCTTTGAAGAATTTAAGAGCAAGAACGACTCCGTAATTGCCGCCGAAATCAAGGGCGCAACCGCTGACGTTGTTCGCAAGGAAGAAGTTGACCGCATCAACGCGGCCATTTCGGACATGCAGGAAGAAGTGAAGTCGGCCAAGCGCGAACTGCTGGCGGGCAAGGTGGTTGACGCCGCTGCTGAAGCGCAGTCGGAATACAAGACCGCCTTCCTGAACTGGACGCGCAAGGGTGAGCGTTACGAAGAAGAAGTGCAGCGTAAGGGCGCAAGCCTGAACACTGTCACTGCCAACGAAGGCGGCGTGGCCGTCCCGGAAGAACTGGATCGTGCGATTCTTGATCTGATCAAGCAAATCAGCCCTTTCCGTTCGGTGGCGAACATCGTGACTGTTTCGACGCCTGACTACAAGAAGCTGGTCAACGTCCGTGGCACCGCTTCGGGCTGGGTGGGTGAAACCGCTTCGCGTCCGACGACGACTGCACCGGAACTGCGTGAAATTGCGCCGCCGGTTGGTGAAATCTACGCCAACATCGCCGCAACCCAGCGTATGCTTGACGATGCTTTTTTCAACGTTGAAGCGTGGATTGCTTCTGAAATTGCTGCTGAATTTGCCAAGGCTGAAGGCTCTGCTTTCATCAGCGGCAACGGCACCAACCAGCCGCGCGGCTTCCTGTCCGCTACGGTTGCGACCAGCGGTGATGCAACCCGCCTGTTCGGTGAACTTCAGATGATCAAGACCGGCGTTGCTGGCGGCTTCATTGCCACCACGACTTCGGCCAATCCGGCTGACACGTTCATTGATACGATTATGGCCATGAAGTCTGAACTGCGCGCGGGCGCGGTTTGGGGCATGAACAGCCTGACCCAGGCTGCCGTGCGCAAGTTCAAGGATGCCGACGGCGCTTATATCTGGCGTCCGGGCATGATGGATAGCCAGCCGGCTACCATCCTTGGCTATGCTGTGGTCGAAATGCCTGACATGCCGGATGTGGCTACCAACACCCTCCCGGTGGCGTTCGGCAACTTCCAGCGCGGTTACACGATCGTTGATCGTGTCAACACCACGCTGCTGCGTGATCCGTATACCAACAAGCCCTTCGTGCAGTTCTATGCTCTGAAGCGCGTTGGCGGCACGGTGATCGACAGCGAAGCGATCAAGCTGATCGGCACCCGCGTCTAACGCGAAATTGGTGGGGCAGGCTTGGAAGTGGTCTGCCCCACTTTTTTAACGAAAGGAGAATGCGTGTCTGAAACTCCTATTAAGTTGCTAGTAGCTTGTCACGTTCATGACACTGTGACGCCAGCGTTTACGCAATCCTACGCAATGGCTTTGGCCAATCTTGCGGCGTTGGATATCCCGTTTGGAGCCGCACTGTTTAAAGATAGCGCAGTGCATCGCGGGCGCAATCAGGCTGCTAAGGCGCTTTTGGAAAACGACGATTATACGCATTTGATGTTTGTTGATGCTGACATCGAGTTTGATGTTAAGGACATTATTGCGCTGCTTAATTTGCACAAGGATGTGGCCGTTGGGCCATATCGCAAAAAGAATGAGCGGCATGAATACAACTTTGAGTTTGTCCCACATGACAACGAAAAAGTGGCTGTTTGTGAAACGACCGGCGCACTAGAGGTTTTGCGTGGAGGCACCGGCTTTATGCTGTTGCGCCGCCGCGTGTTTGAGCAAATGCGTGACGCCATGCCGGAAATTCATTATCTGGCTCACAACAAGGACGGGCAGTTTCAAGATAACTATGCGTTCTTTCAATTCGAAATTCGTGATACAAAGTATGGCCGGCAAGAGTTCAGCGAAGATTATAATTTTTGCGAACGCTGGCGCGCATTAGGCGGCAGTATTTGGATGGCCGCAAATCTTAAGCTTAACCACTGGGGCGGTTGGGCTTGGAAAGGTGATTTGTCCCAGGTGCTAGAGTTGGACGGCCCAGCCGATCCGGTGGAAAAGGAATTGAAATATGGCTAAATTCGCAAGCCAAGCTGTGCAGGATGCGCCGCTTGATGTTATCGCTACAGCTACGGAAATGTATATCTGCAACGGTCAGCCGACCGATCGTGCTGATGCCATTGCCAAGGCCCGTCATGCGTCTGCCATTGTTATGGCTGGCGGTGATTATGCCAAGACCACCAGCACCGGCAACCGCGTGCTGACTGTGACCGGCAAAAACGTGGTGGCCAACAGCACTGGCACCGTTGATCACGTTGCCCTAGCAACTAGCTCCTCATTGCTGTATGTTACCACAGGCACGGCGCAGACGGCGAACAGTGGTTCGTCGATCACTGTTGCCAACTTTACGGTCACAGCAACTGCACTGGTGTAAAAAATGGCATATCTTCGGCCCTACCGTGTAGCCGAAACTTCCACCACGACCGGCACGGGGAACATCACCCTAGCCGGCGCGGTGGCTGGTTATCTGGCATTTACGGCTGAGTTGGCAAACGCTGACACTGCAACAATCGTCATTGAGGCAATTGACAGTGCGGGCCGGCCAACCGGGGCTTTTGAGATTTGCGACACCACCTTTACGGCACCGGATACGCTGTCCCGTGGCACGCTGCGGGACAGCAGCACCGGAAGCCGCATTGATTTTGCCGCAGGCGCAAAGCGGGTTTTTGCTATCAATCCGCGTGATGTGATTGATTTGGGCAGCGCCGATTTGATCGGCACGCTGGGAGTGGCAGACGGCGGCACGGGGGCCACGGATGCCGCTGGGGCGCGCGCCAATCTGAGCGCGGCGGCATCGGGGGCAAATGCCGATATTACGTCAATGACCGGCCTAACAGGCGGCATTGCCACGGCGGACTTTGTGACGTTTGATATTGCCGCAGCGGCAGCGGTGACGACAGGGCGCATTGCTTGGGATGCTGATGCTGAGACGTTTCACGCGGGTTTGACCGGCGCGTTTCCGTTGCACGTTGGCCAAGATGTTATTTTTCACGCCAAGAATGACAGCGGCGGATCAATTGCCAAAGGGCGCGGCGTTATGTTTGCCGGCGTTGTCGGCGGTTCTAGCAAGTTAGAATATACCAACGCTGTTTCTAACGGCACGGTTAGCCATGAATATATCATGGGCATTGCTGCGCAAACGGTGGCTAACGGTGACTTTGGTTACGTTGTTGAGTTTGGCACGGTGCGCGGTTTCAACACGACTGGCGCTAACAAGACGGTGCCAGAAACGTGGGCCGTCGGCGACTTTTTGTATTTTGATGCGGCATATCCTGGCGAACTGACCAACGTGCAGCCAGTTGCGCCAGCTTGGCATTCACCCGTGGCGGTGGTGACAACCGTTAGCTCTAGCAATGGCAGCGTGTTTGTGCGCGCTAAGACTGGCGAATTGCTTAGTGAATTGCACGATGTGCAGATCACCGGCTTGGCTAGCGGGCAAGTGTTGATCTATGACGCTGCGCAAGCCCGGTGGGAAAATAACACGCTAACCGCTGGCACCAGCATTAGCGTCACCAATGCTGCTGGCGCGATCACGATCGCCAACACGGCACCGGATCAAACGGTATCGCTGACAGGCGCTGGCACGACTAGCATCAGCGGCACCTATCCCAGCTTTACGATCACCTCTAACGATGCTTTTACCGGCACCGTTACCAGCGTTGGTGGCACCGGCACGGTCAACGGTTTGACGCTAACCGGCACCGTCACGGGATCGGGCAACCTCACACTTGGCGGCACGTTGGCTGTTGATCTTTCCACCGGCACAGTTACCGGCACATTGCCTGTTGCGCGTGGCGGCACGGGCGTGACAACCAGCACAGGCACGGGCAACGTGGTGCTGTCTGCATCACCTGAGCTAACCGGCTTGCCTTTTGTAAACGGCTCTTTCCGATCTAACGTGGTGGCACTTGCCGGCACAGCGATTGACTGCGCGACAGGCAACTATTTCACGCGCACGGTAAGCGGCGCTGCATCCTGGTCATTCAGCAATATCCCGGCCAGCCGCGCTTACAGCTTTATCCTTGAACTGACCAACGGCGGCACCGGAACGCAGACGTGGTTCACCAACACCCGCTGGGCTGGTGGCACGGCTCCGACGCTGACTTCTGCTGGCGTTGATCTGCTGGGCTTTATGACCGACGACGGCGGCTCTAACTGGCGCGGTGTGCTGATTTCCAAGGACAGCAAGTGATGGGTCACTTTGTTGACATATCCGGCGAAAACTTTGGCCGCTTGACGGCACACAATGTTGTTGGCCGCAATCGTCATAATCAGCTTTTATGGCACTGCACTTGTGAGTGCGGCAGAGAAAAAGAGGTTTTAGGTTTTCTTTTGCGGCGTGGAGATGTGCAGTCTTGCGGGTGTCTACATAAGGATGCCGTTCGCGCGTTTTGCGTTACGCATGATATGTCTGGAACCCCGATCTACGCCGTATGGCGTTCAATGATGCAACGCTGCTACGACAAGAACAGCCACGCCTATCAACGCTATGGCGGGAGGGGTATCAACGTCTGTGAGCGGTGGCAGAATTTTTTAGGCTTTTATTCCGACATGGGCGATAGGCCAGAAGGTATGTCCCTTGAGCGGGTTGACAACAATGGCGACTATTGCCTTGAAAACGTCATCTGGGCATCGGCAAAGACGCAGGCACGCAACCGTCGCTCAACCGTATTTCTTGAGTTCAAAAGCCAGCGCAAAAGCATGGCTGAATGGGCAGAAGAGTTTGATATGAAAATTCAAACCTTGTGGGCGCGCGTCAATCGCGGCTTGTCGGTTGAAGAAGCCCTAACCGGAAGGATGCGTGGCCGTGCTTGAGCGCCTCTTTCCACAACAAGCCGATGACACCCTAGCAGTGGAATCAGTTTTTTCCACGTGGCTTTACACGGGCAACAGCAGCACACAGACCATTACCAACGGCATTGATCTTGCCGGTAAGGGTGGGTTGGTTTGGACAAAAGCTAGATCGAGCGGGTTCTCGAATGGCCTTGTGGACACGGTGCGCGGCGCACTCAACACGCTGATCTCTAACAGCACAGACGGGTCAACACCTAGCTTTAATACGGTTACAGCGTTTACTTCTAGTGGGTTTTCTGTCGGAACGTCTGCTATAACAAACTCAGTGGGGACCACCTACGTCTCATGGACATTCCGCGAAGCGCCCAACTTTTTTGACGTAGTGACGTATACGGGGAATGGCGTTGCTGGTCGGGAAATTGCGCACAACCTTGGCGTTGCGCCGGGAATGGTCATTGTCAAGTGCACTAACTCTACTGCTAATTGGGTTGTTTGGCAAAACTCCTTGTCTGATCCAAGTAAATATCTTGTATTAAACACCACGGCAGCCACAGCAGCAGACAATTTTGGTCCTTGGGGGCCTTACGGTGGTGGATACACCACAAACGCAAGTTCGTTCACTAGTACTTTTTTTCGTGTAGCAAATGATGCTCGCTCAAATGCAGGCGGCAGCACTTACGTCGCCTACCTCTTCGCCCACGTCCCCGGATCGGGCGGGATCATTCAGTGTGGAAGCTATACGGGCAACGGCAGCAGCACCGGCCCGGTTGTGACGCTGGGGTGGGAGCCGCAGTGGCTGCTGATTAAAGGCACAAATACTACAACGGATTGGTTAATAGTTGACAACATGAGAGGCTTGCCTGTCGGGTCCGCAGCTAATGTTTTGAATCCTAACAATGCTTTTTCAGAGGCAACTTGGCCGTTGATTGATGTAGCCGCAACCGGCTTTCAGATTAAAACAAGCGATGGGGCAATAAACAATCCCGGAACTACCTACATCTACATGGCCATCCGTCGCGGCCCGATGCGTACCCCGACGCTGGGGACGAGTGTGTTTAGTCCGAACCGCTGGACTTCCTCAACCGGCTCGACAATTACGACAAACTTCCCCGTTGATATGCAGATTTCAAAGTATATGGCCAGCGCGGACAGTAATGTTGTTACTGACAGATTACGGGGTTTAAACACATCAACAACAAATTCTAACCAACCTATATTGCGGACAAACTCCACTGCCATCGAAGACAATAATGGTTCAATGAACTATAACTACGACAACGTAAGGTTTCTGGTTGGCGATAATTACACAGGTGCTGGATGGGCGTTGAACTTCCGCCGCGCCCCCGGCTTCTTCGATGAGGTTTGTTATACGGGGACAGGCGGCGTACAAAATCAAGCGCACAACCTTGGTGTTGCGCCTGAGTTAATTATTATCAAAAATCGCAGTGCCTCGCAGCTTTGGTTTGTAAACTACGGTTTTACCGCATCTACTTGTGGGGAAGCATATCTTAACAGGACCGATGCTGCCACTGTTACTGCGTATTCTCTAGGGACCGTTACTGCGGCACAGCCAACAGCCAGCAATGTGCAGTTTCAGGGTCTTACTTCAAGTCAGAATTACGTCGCCTACCTCTTCGCCTCATGCCCCGGCGTGAGCAAGGTCGGCTCTTACACCGGCAACGGCAGCAGCCAGACGATCAACTGCGCCTTCACAACGGGCGCACGGTTCGTGCTTATCAAGCGCACCGACAGCACGGGCGACTGGTGGGTGTGGGATACGGCGCGTGGCATCGTGTCAGCTAACGACCCTGCGCTGCGCCTTAACAGCACCGCTGCCGAAACAACCGGCATTGACAGCGTTGATCCTGATAGCACCGGCTTCGTCGTCAACCAAGACAGCACAACGAACATCAACGTCAACGGTGCTACCTATATTTTCTTGGCCATCGCGTAGGGACTGACACCATGCCCGAATACCGTATCAAAGAAACCGGCGAAATCATCACCGACCTAAAGGGCGCGTTTCCCAACGCCAGCTTGCCTGCTGTGCTGACGCCGGCAGACTTGGAGTTTCTGGGCGTTGATCCGGTGCTGGAAGGGCCGCAGCCTGCGACGACAACCGTGTATCAATTTAGCTTCCGCGACGGCGTTGAAGAGATCAACGGCAAGTGGTTCACCAAATATGCCATCGGCCCGGTGTTTGCTGATTACACCGACGATGAAGATGTGACGCACACAGCGGCAGAGCAGGAAGCCGCTTACAAAGCGCAGAAGGATCACGCGCAGTGGGAGGCCATCCGCACCGACCGCAACAAGCGCCTGGCCGACACCGACTGGACGCAGCTAGACGACACGCCAATTGCCAACACGGACAAAAGCCAATGGGCTTTGTATCGGCAGGCTTTGCGTGATATTACTACGCAAGCTGATCCATTTCACATTGAGTGGCCGGCGCTTCCGGTTTAAGGAACCGTCATGTTTCTTGGCGCATATCCGCTAGGCGGCCAACCGGACGGCGGGTTTGCGTTTGTCCAACCGCCTGACACAAACTTTGTTGCTGACAGCGGCACGATCGGGCTTGTCGGGCAAGAGGCCACGCTATCTGCTGATGCGGCTATCACGGCGGACGCGGGAACGCTTGGCCTAGTTGGTGGCGCTGCAACGATCGGCGCGGTTGCTGACGTTGTTGCTGACGCTGGCACGTTTGGCTTGTTGGGTGACACAACGTCATTCACGGCAGACGCCACTGTTACGGCTGATGCTGGCACGCTTGACCTGGTTGGCAGCACCGCAACCCTTGGAGCCGCTGCCTTTATCACCGCAGATGCCGGCACATTGGGGCTGGTTGGTGAGGAGGCAAGCTTTACCGGCGTTGCAACTCTGTCACCAGATGCCGGCACGATTGGCTTGTCAGGCCAGCAAGCCACTGTTAGCGCAGATGCCGCCATTGCACCGGATGCTGGCACACTGGGGCTGGTTGGCCAAGAGGCCACGCTAGCCATAACAATCCTGTTCAGTGCGGATAATAGCACGATCGGTTTGGCTGGCGATCAAGCTACACTTGGCGCAGATGCTACCATTGCACCTGACAATGGCACGTTTGGCCTGGCGGGCTTGCAAGCTACACTAAGCGCCAACGCGGGCGTGTTGGCTGATGCCGGTGTGATCGGCCTAGTGGGTCAGCAAGCCACGCTTGGCGTGACGGTTATTGTGGTTGCCAACGATGGACAGTTGGGTTTGGTTGGCAGTAATGTTAATATATTGACAGATGGCTTGACCAATGCAGCACGGCGCATTGTGAAGCTGGCCGGCAACCGGCGCGAGGTAGCTATATGAGTGACGCACCGCTATACGTTGGCAGCCATGATCCGGCTGACGTTGCTGATTATCTGATCAAGTTTGATGATCTGCTAGAAACGGCAGAGGTTGTTACGCTGCAATCTGTTTCGATTGACGCGGCATCCACGGCTGTTGGCTTGGCCATTGGCTCTGGTGCTTATGCGCCCATTGCCGCTGTGAAGAACGTCAAGTTTTGGCTGACATGCAATCAGCCTAGCAACACCGCGTTTGTTGCTGGCGTCTTGGCGGTTGTCACCGCAACCGTTACGACAAGCGCCACACCAGCCCGCACGTTCCAGCGATCGGTTCTGGTGCGCGTGCAGCAGTCTGATACGCTGCCGGCACCTGTGACCATTACAGAAGCAAAGGCGCATCTTCGCATTGTTGATGATGCAGAAGATGATTTTGTCATTGCTCTCATCCGCGCGGCGCAGGACAAGGTGGAAAATGACACTGGGCTGGTCTTGCGGGCGCGAGACGTGGCCATTGCCTTTGATAATTGGAACGGTCACAGCCTGCCGCTGTGGCGTGGGCCAGCAAACAGCGTTACGTCAATTGTGTATGATGATCCAAACGGAGCGCAGCAAACTTTAGCGGCCAATCAGTATCGGCTGCGGGACTATTGGGGCGCAAAGGTAATTGTGCCTGCCAATGGCGTGTCATGGCCAGAGCTTGAAAATGTAAGCGGTTGCGTGCGTGTCATCTATAACGCTGGATATGCCAACAATTACGCTGTGCCGTCTAGCTTGCGGCAAGCGGCGCTTCTGCTGATTGGCCACTGGTATGAAAACCGTGAGGCGGTGAATAGTGACCGATCGCCAGTGACGGTGCCAATGGCCTATGACGGCTTGATTACGCATTATCGCGTTAAGCGGGTGTCCTAATGCGCATTGGCAAAATGCGTCATCTGGTGCGCATTGAGGCACCAAACAACATCAGCGATGGCGCTGGTGGTGAGGTGACAGCTTGGGCCAGCCTTGCCACTGTGTGGGCTGAATTGCTGCCACAAGGCGGCACAAAAATTGATGAGGCTGATCTTATTTCGATTGGCCAACAGCGTTACAAATTGCACATGCGTTATCGCCGTGACGTAACGCCAGACTGCCGACTAATGTGGATTGATAGCACCCAACAAACGCCGCTGCGGATTGACAGCGTGGCAGACATTGACGGGCGCAGGACGCATTTAGTCATTCAGGCCACGGCTGGTGTGCCAACGTAATGGCGCGCAGCAAAAGCCAGTTTGCAACACGCGATCGGATTCGCATTCGGCGCATCTTGTCTAACATCGGGCCGGAAACCGAAAAGGAAATTGTAAGCGCGTATCAGCGACATGCGCCTGCCATCTTGGCCTATGCGCGCAGTGAGACGCCATCACGTTCAGGCAAGCTGAGGGCGGCGCTGGCGTTTAAGGTATTTCCCAAAACCTTGCGCTTGCGCGTAGGGCTTTTGACTAAAGCAGTGCAACGCCGCGTTTGGTATGCGCGCATTTTGGAATATGGCCGCAAGTCAAAGGTTGTCACCGTCAAGCGGCGCAAACCTGTTTCTGGTGGCGTAGCCGTGTATTTAATGAAAATTCGTGCTATACCAGCAGGGCGATATGATTTTGTTAGGGGCCGCACCCAAGAGTTTATGGAGCGGACACTGGGCGAAAACCTTCGCAAAGTTTTGGGCAGTGCGGTTAAACGACTGTCTGTCGGGGGCTGATAATGGCGAACGATCCAACGGGGCCGATCGCGTTGGCGGTGTTGAACGCACTGGCATCGCCGGCCATTACCTACACGGAGGGCGGCACTAGCTATAATGTGCCGGTCTATCAGCGCGTGCCTGATGAAACCCTGCCGGCAGTCATTGTTGTTGATGGCGTAGACCTAGGGCCGACCGAAACCAAAGCTGGCTTTGATCGGCGCGTTAGTATTAACATTGTGACTGTCTATCGCGGGCGATCAAAGGCTAGCGCACAGGCTATCATTGCTGCTATTTATACGCGGCTTGAAAAAGTTTCTCTTACCGTTTCCGGCTTCGCGGTGGGAGAGTGCCGGCTTCAATCGTCCGGTGTTGGTGAAGAAGCGACCGAGGCCAATTTGGTTCACGTTGGCCGCCAGACGTTTGAAGTCATAGTTTTGTAAGGAGTCCAATCAATGCCTAAACTTTCAGCTAACAACTACCGCGTCTTTATCGAAAGCGCGACAACTGGTTCGTTCAACGTGGTGGCTGGTCAAATTAGCCATACCATTGATCGCGGCGAAGTTTCGTATAGCACTGTTGACAAGGCCAGCACGGTTGAAGTCACGGAACGTGCCATGCGCAACTACGCAATGTCGATGGAATATCGGCCTGATCTGCCCGACGCCAACGGTCACGCGCGGCTTGAAACCATCTATGCTAGCGGCGCGTCTGCTGGCGTTCAGGTGCGCAAGTCGCCTTTCGCGTCCGGTGACGTGGTGTTTGCTTGCATTATGCGCGTTGCCAGCATGGGCGCTAGCAGCCCGCTGAATGACGTTCACGCGACGACGGTTAGCCTGACGCCGACCGCAGCGCCTACCACTGATCTTCTGGCCTAATGCTGGACAAGATCAAAGCGCCGCCAGCAGGTCACGATGTGGCTGTGCTGGCGGGCTGCGGGTGCTTTCCGCGTGAAGCATTGACCGGGCCTATGCCTCCCGGTTGGTCAGTGCTGGCGCTTATTGCTGGGCCTATGCTAGGTGATAAGCGCCAGGCTGATGTGCTAGCGCAGGCGATGGCGCTTGCCGGTGATGAATTTGTGTGGCGTAATGCGTTGCTTGAATTCTACCCCGAACCAAAGGTGACTGATGGCGAATGAACCTAACAGCCGTGGCGAGGTCACAATTGATCTTGACGCGACATATGTGATGCGACCCAGTTATGAGGCGATCGAAGAGATTGAAAGCCAAACTAATCGCGGCATTGTTGCGCTGGTCAATATGGCAGCGCAGGGCGAATTGAAGCTTGGCGATGCGGCTATCATCGTGACCGAGTGCATCAAATCTTGGGGCAAGCAACAAGTTGCAGAAGGCAACGCAACGCCAATCACGCGAAGCGCAGCAGGTGCTAACGTCAAAAAGGTTGCCAGCCTAATCCACGAAGGCGGGATCGTTAGGGCTACAGAGCGTTGCGCGATTGTGCTGATGGCTGCTGCGACTGGCGGCGTTACGTCATCGGGGGAGTGGAAGCCGGTGACGGAGACGGAGACGGTGATCCCCGACGCCGGCTGATGGGTATATGGACGGCGGTGTTTCATTTGCCTCCGTCCAACTTTTGGCAGGCCACGCCGCATGAAGTTTGGGCCGCGCTGGAAGTTCACAAGGAAATGAACAAACGGCAATGAGGTGAACAATGGCTGAAGATGTGCAAAGGCTGCTGTTGCAGATTGACGCCAGCACAACATTGCTGCGGCAGCAATTGACCGCTGGCGAAAAAGCCATTGATCGTTTTGCCAGCACTACAGAACGCCAAACGCAAAGGGCTAGTGCGTCCATTGAATTTATGGGCGGCGCAATGAAAGGATTTATTAGCGTTCTTTCAGTTGGCGCAATTGCAAGTTTTAGCAGCAAAATTCTAAACTTTGCTGATGATTTGGCAACGGCGGCAGATCAAGCCGGTATTAGCGTTGAACGCTTTCAAACGTTGCGTGACGCATTGCGTAGCTTGGAAGTTGGCGCAGAGCAGCAGCAAAAGATTTTTCAAAAACTGCTGACAACGCTTGGCGATGTTCAAGGCGGCACGGCGGCTAAAGGCACGGTTGAAGTGCTTGACCGAATGGGAATTACTTCCCGCATTTTGAACGGTGAAATTTCCACAACGGACGGGTTGCTTGACGCCATTGCTCAAACTGCCGGGCGTTATACAACGCAAGCCAGATTTGCCGCTGATGTTTCTGCATTGGTTGGCCAGAAAATGGGGCCACAACTAGCTGCCGCTTTGGCCGATGGCGGCATTGCGCTAAAAACTGCGGAAGATAATTTCCGCAAAACTGGCGCAGTTATTGATGAGACAATGGTTAAAAAGCTGGCAGATGCTAATGAAAGCATTGACGCTTTTGCCACGCAATCCACGAATCGTTTGACAATTTGGGCCGGCGAAACAATTACGCTGTTGCAACGGTTGGGTGTTGCGTTTGATAATATTACAGGCAAGCAAGATACTAGCACTCGCAGCGGAACTATTACCGCTTTAATGAAGGCTCGTGAAACGCGGGAAAATCTTGAAGCCGGCACGTTTGGCTTTATCCCGGTTGCGCCGCAAGCTATTGCCAATGCGCGCGCGCGAGAACGTGAGCTACAAAATTTGCTGCGACAGCAGGAAATGGAAAATCCGGCTTTGACCGATCCAATGTCACGCTTGTTTCCGCTTAATGCTAGCGGCAGGTTTGGCACTGGGCCGATGATCGGCATGAAAACAACAGCAAAGAAAACTAAAAAAAGCAAAGAAACCAAAGATTTTACCGCTGCCAACATGGAAAGCGGCTTTGAATTGCGGCAACTGCTTGACGCTGGAACGCCTGCCAATATTGAATTGACTAATGAAGCGTTGCAAGGCGTGGCCGAAACCATGCGCGACTTGCAGCAATATGACTTTAGCCTTGATCTGGTTGATCGACAGCAGATTGAACTGGCGCAAGCTTACACTGAAACGCTTACCACTGGATTGGCGCAGGCAATTGTTTATGGCCGCAGCTTTGGTGATGTGCTTAAAGGCTTGGCCGCGCAAATCCTTAGTGCCGGTTTGCTCAACATCATATCCGGCGGCGCATTTGGCGTTGGTTTTGGTAGCAGCCTTGGCGGCTTGGGTAAAGTTTTTGGCGGCGCTCGTGCTAATGGCGGGCCTGTGTCTATGGGCAACGCCTACCTAGTTGGTGAGCGGGGGCCGGAATTATTTGTTCCAAACTCTTCCGGTTATATCAATGCCAACAAGTCTGGCGGTGGCACTGGCGGTGAACAGCAAGTGCGTGTAATGGTTGAGCCGTCACCGCTGTTTGTCACAACGGTTGTGCAAGGCGCAACGGCGGCAGCAGGTGAGCAAATGCGCAAGGCCGCGCGGCCACGAATGATGATGTCAGCAGGGGCTTAAGATGAGCATTGTTGATCTTCCCGCTGGCGTTGTTTTCCGCAGCGCAAACTGGCGGCAGCAAGGCGGCATTATCTACAACCGCAGCGAGTTTACCGGGCGCACGCGGGCTGTCAGAATTGGCCCATCTGCCCGGTGGTTTTGCGATTTGGAAGTTGTGCCGACCGCCAGCCAAGCGCAATTGCGAAACATCCGGCAATGGCTAGCCTTTAGCTACGCCACGACCGTGGGCTTTCGTTTGCCGGCGGTTGAAGTGGCGCAAGCCTCTGCACCCGTGCCAGCCACTTGCACCGTCAACGGTGGCAGCCAGCTTGGATTTACGCTGTCACTAACCGGCTTGGCAACTGGCGTAACAAACCTTGCTAACGGATCGCTTATCAGCATTGCGTTGCCCAATGGTGATGAACAACTGTGTGCTTTGGCGGCACCGTTGACGGGTGATGGCAGCGGCGTTGGCATTGCAACACTAGCAACCCCATTGCGCCAATCACCATCCAATGGCGCTACGGTGCGCCTGCACACGCCGGTTGCTGTTATGCGTTTGCGTGATCCTATTAGATGGGCTGCAACGCCTGGCACCGTGTATGAGATTGGAACCATTAGCGCAGAGGAATGGTTCTAATGGCACTTAATAACGCTACCCTATCGGCTGATGGCGTTACCGGCGCAATTTTGTTTTTTGCAGATTTTCAAGATTTGCCATTGCGCGGTGCGTTTGCGCCATGCCCGATCCACGTTCCGACTGGTCTTGCTGACAGTGACGCTGATTGCGCCAACATTACATTCCCTGTGGCCAATAGCGATGTGCTGTCTGTCGAACCTGTTTCACAGGAACAGGGCGGTGGTGATGCGCTAGGGTTTAGGTTGTTGGCCGATCCGGCAGATACGGCGCTTATGAGCGCAATTGAAACCCCGGCGCTTTATGTTGGCCGGCGCGTGCGCCTTTGGCTTGCCATATATGACATTGAAACGGTAACAAGCGGCGGCGCAACGGTTACGCAATTGCGGCCATTGTATCGCGGCTATATGACCCAGCCATCGCAAGAGGCAGACGCGCAAAGTTACATTATCACCATGCAGTCGGAAAACTATTTGAGCCTGTTAAGCAATGCTCAAAATCGCACCTACTTGCAGTCTACTTTATATGATGCCGGTGACACATCAAGCGCGGTCATTAAGGCTGGCGGATGGACGCCTAACATTATTCCCGGCGGTGGCGGATCACGCAACCCTGGCCTTGAAGATTTTACAAGGGAACGGTGATGCGCTTAACTACCCGTCACCCAGAATGGGAGCCGCGCTTGCACGCCGTTTTGGCAAATTGGCAAGAGCGCGAATATGCGTTTGGTTGGGGCCAGGATTGCGTGGCCTTTGTGCTAGACGCAATTGAAGCGGTAAGCGGTGAGCGGCTAGCATTTGACGGCGCACGTCCGTATCGCAGTGAAGCAGGCCAAGGTCGGTGGCTTAAAGACATGGGCTGGCGATCGCTGACAGATGCGGCGGATGCTTGCCTTGGTGAACGCATTGCGCCGCTGCAAGCCATGCGTGGCGATATAGTTAGTGATGGTGGCGTGCTGGGCGTCATGATGATAGGCTCTGCAATTGCATTTAGTCACGACGGCATGATACGCATTGCGCCTGTCATGGCTTGGCCAGTGGGGCGCGCAGATGGGTAAACCTCTAAGAATAATTGCGCTTATTGCCGCCGCAGCGTTGATGTTTGTTCCGGGCGTTGGCAACGCTGTTGGTGCATTTATTATTGGCAGCAGTGCTGCCGCTGGTGGTGCCGCGCTGATTGGCACCATTGCTGTTGGTGCAATAACTGCGGGCCTTGGCATCTATGGCTTAGGCGCTTTGCGTGGTGCCGGCGCATCACTATCAGCTTTTGACCCTAAAGCGATTAACGCTGATCCAGCGGCACCGCGAAAGCTGTTGCTAGGGCAAACGGCATTTCCGGTTGATCTAAAATATGCGGAACCCAGCGGCACCGATCAAGAGTTTGTTGATTACATCTTTGCGCTTGCCGCGCACAAATCTACCAGCGTAGACACCATATACATTGAAAATGATCTTGCATGGACATCTGCCGGCGGTGCGCAGGGCAAATACGTTGGTTATCTTACCATCGAAGTTATTCTTGAATCTGGCCCAAGCGCATTTCACACTGTCAATGCTGGCACCACTTGGGGCAGCACAACGCGCATGACGGGCAGCACCACAATGAAGGTGCGTGTCAAACGTTCAGCAAACAGCAAAAGCAGCCAGTCACCATTTTCTAGCGGCATTGCAGGGCGTTGGGCTGTCATTGGCACTGGGATGCCTGTCTATGATCCGGCGCGTGATAGCACGGTGCCGGGCGGCAGCGGCAGCCAGCGCGCCAATGATCAAACAACGTGGCTTTATACCGCCAGTGGCGTGACGCGCGGCAACAACCCCGCGCTGCAAATGCTGTCGTATCTTCTGGGCTGGCGAGTTGGCGGGCAAATCTCTGTTGGCGTAGGATTGCCGGCAGATACCCTTGATCTAGCCTCGTTTGCGGTTGCTGCGGCTTTGTGTGATGAGCCTATTGCTCTTTCGATCGGTGGCACGCAACGCCGGTTTGAAGCCGGGCGGGCATTCTCTGATGCAGATGATCCGCTTGCAGTCATTGGCGAATTGCTCAAAGGCATGAACGGCGAATTGGTGGATGACGGCGGGCGGCTTGCGCTGCGCGTTTCGGTAAACGACTTGGTTTCACCAGTGGCGCTTACTGATGATGATTTTGTTTCCGGCTATTCATGGCAGCCAACCGGGCCGATTGACCAGCAGTTTACGGTTGTGCGTGGCCGCTACAGTGAGCCAACCCCAACGTCATTGTATAGCATGGTGGATTATCCAGAGGTGTCCATTCCGCGCACATCACTTGCGCCGCGACCCTACACTCTGGAATTGTCTGTTGTGCAGGATCAACGCCGGGCGGAACGCATTGCCAAACAAACGGCACAACGCAACCTGTATCAAGGCACGTTTAACGTTACAGTTGGCGTTCGCGGCTGGCAGTTGACGCGCAATCAGGTGGTTGCGGTTACGTCAAACGCGCGCGGTTGGACGGGCAAGCTGTTCCGCGTTCGGGCAATGACGTTCAACCCTGATGCCACAATCGAACTAACATTGCGCGAAGAGGATGCCAGCATTTACGCATGGGATCGCAACGAAAGCGCACAGGTGACACCCGTGCCGCCGGTTGTGTTTGACAGCCGCAACGCCGCAAGCTGGGTGATGGGCCAGATTGAGCCTGGCGCAACAGATGGCGCTGATTGGACAACTAACCTTGTCAGCCGTCCAACTGAATTGACAGATGGCCGCGTGTCAGCAGCCATCAACGGCAGCGGCA